TCTGAATGTTATCGTTTCTGACGATGTTCCAACAACTGGATCTGGATCATCTACTGAATATTCAACTTTCTTCTTTACTCAAGGAGCAGTTGTAACAGGAGAGCAAGCTCCAATCAGAACACAAACAGATAGAGACATCCTTGCTTTGGAAGAGGCAATGGCGGTGGATCTTCACTATATCTATCATCCAGTAGGTCTTAAATACGCAGTTTCAACAGTTAATCCAAACAGATCAGTTTTGGAGACAGTTGGTTCATGGTCGAAAGTGTATGAGACAAAGAACATCGGTATTGTTCGTGCAACTAACGTTTCTAATCAGGATTAATTATGGCTTCTTTATTTGAAGTAACTGCTGGGTCATTAATAGGGCCAACAGGAGGCGGCACTGTAACACAAGCTTCCAACAAATCAACAGGTGTAACTCTAAATGCAGAGTCTGGTCAAATCACGATGAATGGAGCTGCTTTAGGTGCAGGGGCTGAAGTGAGCTTTACGGTCACTAATAGCAAAATCTCATCCACTGATGTTGTTCTTGTAAACCATAGCTCAGGCGGAACCGCTGGTGCATATATGGCTCAAGCCAACTTAATTGCTGACGGATCATTCAAAATATCTGTTACCAATTTGACAAGTGGATCTGAGTCTGA